GTAAACGTACCAGCAGTTGAAGATTTAACAGCTCCAAAATCTAGAACACAAACTGCAGCGTTTGTAGTCAAACCAGATACAGTTGAGCTGTTATAAATAACAGCAGCTTGTGCAGAAATAGTTGCACTTGTAAATGATAAGTCTGGTGCAAAATCACATACAGCAGTATCTGATGATAAAGTTGGTGTTACAGATGTTAACGTCCCACCGCCTTCAGAATAAGTTCCTGAGTTTGCTACTTCGTCAGTTTGTTGAAAAGCAGTTGTTGATTTACTTAGTGTTGCTTCGTTGTCGTATAGCGCTAGTTTAAAAGTATTCCCCGTCGTTGCCGTAAAATTGTGTAGGCCTTTCAGGATCTCCACTTTAAAACTATTACATATAGCTTGGTTAATTGCCATAATTATCTCCTATGGGTTCCTTGACTCGAGAGGGATACGAATAACGCCATCTCGATATTCGTCTCTACGGTCACGTCCCATCTCATATGAGGCTAGATCTTTTAGAGACTGATTATACATTTTATCGTAGTATTGTATCATATCAGCCGGACCTTTCAAGTATCCAAGTGCCTCTAAAACACAACCATACAATAGCACGTTTGGAGCGTTCTGGCTCATCCAGTTCGACGTTGTCGTGCTAGATAAGACAGGCGGCTTGTACGTGTATGCGAGCTCTACAGTTAATGCAGCGTTCGGGGTTGGCGCCAACATATGAGTGTCTTGGTCATAATCTGCATAATACTTTGGAGTACCGGCAGCCGAAGACGTTCTATCGGGCGCAAATTCATTAATAAACGAAATATCTTTTTGTATCAAGAAAGTTCGGTTATCGTTTGCATCTATAAGTTGCAAATATCGTGTCGCTTCCCAATCAGCGGGCAAAGGTAAAAAAGGATTATTTACTGTTAATGTAGCAGTATCATATCTTCTATAATAATTTAGATCTACCTTTCTTCTTACTTTATCCTCGGTAGAATCAATAAACTGTTGTATGATTGCATCAGTTAAAACTGTAGAATCAGTCTCTGTATAATTTCTTACATTATCTACTAAATCAGAAAAATCTGTCATGATGTGCTCACTGTAACATTACCTACGGCTGATAGCAACCTTGTTGGTTTTTTTGGTGCTTGTAGTTCTAAAGGCATCATACTTTTAGTTGTTATTGTAAATGTAGAACCATCTGCTCTAGTGTGAGTTACCACCTGATCAGCGGTTTCAAATTGATTAGCAGTTAATCCAAAACCTTTGCCATCATAAGGTGCATCAGAGCCATCTGGTTTTACAACTGTTCTACCACCACTAATAGGTCCATTTGCACCACCAACAAAAACTCTTGATACTGCAGTTTGTGGTTTCGCATTTTCTAATGCTTCTGGATCAGTTACTATTGGCACGGGTTCCAACTGAGGATGCTTTGGTTCAAACTCAGATATGTGAACTATGGAACCGTTCCACTCTTTAACCATTTCATTATATGGAAAAGCCATACCAGATCTATCTGATATTCTCTTTGCAAATTTACCTGATGCAAACTTGGCCATTTAAACTCCTGGTAAATAAGTTTTAGGTGTTAAAAATAAACTTGTTCTTTCTCCATCTTGAGCTGCAGCTCTTTGGAACTCATCTTCATAAACTTGTTTTAATAATTGAATTCTTTCTGGCGCTTTTTTCATAGCTATGTAATAAGCTAATCCAGCAGTCATACATGGAAGAAAACGAAAAGGAACCTCAGCATTATTCGTGTAAGCCCCAGCATCCTTCATCCGAATCAGAGCATAATATACTAGAGTGTAGTCTACATCTGCTGCAGGATATAGATATAATCTTGGGTTTATCGTACGTTCAAAATAGTATTGACTTGGTCTTCCGCTGGTACTTTTAACTGATATATTTAAATACGTTGATCTACTAATTGTTTGTGCAGAAAAATCATTATTGCTTGAATCTCTAATAACAAGATCTGTAATATCAACTATTTGTTGACCAGCCTCTGCACCGGATCCAAATAAATTTGAGCCAGTTAAATTTGTTGTTCCTGCAGGTAAAGTTTTTTCTTGCAGTTGAATAGTCCAAAGATTTAAACCTCTATTGGCCCATTCAGATAGCATTAAGTTTAAAGAACGTCTTGCGGTTTTTAAATCGTATCCACTACGAACTTGTAAACCGCAACGTTCATATGCTTCCTCAGCAATTTCATCTATGCTGAGGTCAAAGTTAGCTGTTGAAGAATAAGTTGGCATCTATCTTTTTGCCTTTTTCTTCTTAACCTTCATAACTTTTTTCTTCTTACCTTTCATGGCTTTGCCACCTTTTTTCATTCCCATAGCCATTTCTTTTCTAGGTGACATCATTCCGCCACCGGCCATTTTCTTTTTGCCCATCATGCCACCACCGGCCATTTTCTTTTTGCCCATCATGCCACCATCAGCTTTTTTCATCATGCCCCCGCCACGTTTTTTGACAACGCCACCACGTTTCATTGTTTGTTTTTTCTTACCCTTCATGTCGACCTCCGAATATTCGTTTGTAGGTTTTTGCTCTAGATACTACGACGTCTTTATAGTACCCGGTCGGCCACAACTTATAGTAACCAACTTTGTGTAATTTATCAGAAGCTTCCTGTAATTGCGAGAACTTTTGTGCCAGCATCATGGAATATTCCAAGTCACTTTCTACAGTAGGGGCGTCCCCATTTGGAGTGACAAGAAACTCTTGCTCCTCCTCGTTGGCTGGGTTGCTGGGATGAAAACCCATAAAATATATATCTTTTTTATTATACCAAGTATTGTATGCATCTATTGTCTCCTGAAAATCTTCTAAAGAATAATTAAAGTATGGATCACAGAATATCAATATCTCATGAACAGAAAAATCTAACTGCTTCAATTGAGCGTTTAGTTCTGCCTTGTATTGTTTATATTTTCTTTTTACTTCAACGACAACTTTATCATCTTTCCAAGTTTTCTTTGCAAAAGGACAAGCTGGGAAACCTCCTAGATGTTTGTTGGGTATTTCTAAAAAATGTTCAGACCACTTACGTACGTCGTTTTTTATTTCTTTTTCTAATTGCATCTTTACCCTTTTTAAAAATATTAACTACTTGTGACTTACCCATAACTTTAGCTCTTTGTTCACCAACTGTTAAAATTTGAATTTTTCTAGCAAAAGGTTTTTTAACCCTCTTAACTTTTGCCACTGTTTTTCTAGCATCAGCAGGAGTAGCAAACTTGATAGATACAGTATCGCGTGGATTCTCATCCGTGTAAAGTCTCCTGCCACTGCCTTTCGGTTTCTTGCCCGTGCCAACTCTAGGGTCTTTTCTTTTCTTGGTCATCTAACACCAATAAATTTCATACCCCTGACAGCCATACCTCCCCCTACTGCTTTTGCAAAAGTTTTAACATTTGTTGGTTTACCTCCAACCCCTTGAGCTTTACTTCTTTTTCTAGATACAGCAGAGCGTCTTTGACTCTCTGTCATTTTCCTAGCTTTCGCTAACGGAACACATTTAGGATATTTTCTTTTTGCATCTTTCTTTTGTTTTGATCTACCACACTTGGAAAAAGAACCATCTTTTTTCTTGGAACCTATGTCAACCCAGTTCTGTTTAAACCACTCTTTTAAACCGCCCTTGGCCATTATCTTTTCTTAGTCTTTTTTCTTTTCTTTGCCATAATAGCACCGCATCCTCTTGCAATACCACCCTTGTTAAATTGAGAAACCTTTTTTCTTTGTTGAGATATTTTATTAAAGTCTACAACTTCTCCACCCATAGCTTTTGGTTTTGGTCCTCTAAAATCTTTTCTTTTTACACCACTTGGATCTTTAATTTTACCAGCACAAACTTTAGAAGCGTATGCATTTGCATAAGCTGATGGATAAACTTTGAATTTTCTCTTAGCTGCAGCTTTACCTCTAGGACATAATTTAGTCATCCTTGACCCCTGTATTTGACATACTGTCTTCTTTTGTTTTTGTTCTTTGGCCTTGTGCGTGAAGAACGCCCTATACTAGTCCTTTTTTTAACAGGTGTAAAGTATTCGTTGGTAGGTGGTTTAGCCATTACATTTGTGATAAAGGATTTTCTAATGCTAGTTTTATTCTTTTCTCAATCTTTTCTTCTAGCTCAGTCATGGCTTGTTCCAACTTATCCGTTAATCGTGCCATGTCATCCTGAATGTCCTTCGTGGTTTGTCTTAACTCCTGGTTGGTTTCTCTCGAATCTTCTTTGACTAGTTGCTCAACATCATTTACTATTTTCTCTACACGTCTTACGTCTTGACGAAGGTCATTTTTAAGTTCGTTTGCAACATCGGACACTAATCTAATTTCAGACATAATCATTTCCATTTCTTGCATAATCATTTCAACCTCTGTTTGTATGAGGTCAGTTTTACTGTTCATCTCTTCTTTTGTAAGAGCAAGCTCTTTATCAAAGCCAGATAGATCAGGTGCTACATATTCTTGTATTTGTTCTTTCATGGTTAGGTAATCTTTGTAAAATTCAAAGCCGCCCCATAAAGCACCACCTGCTGTCGTTAACGCAGTTAAGACTAGGAAAATCTTCCCGCCACGAAACTTAATGCCTGCTACTTCGAGTTCTGCCATTGTAACTCTATCATATCATTAATCATGCCATCACTTCCAGAAAATAAATACCACTGTGCTATATTGTTATTCTGTATTTCAGCATCTGGCATCATGTAATCTGTGAAGAAATCTAATCGATCCTCCAGTTGTTTTTGTGAATCAAAGAATGTTTTAGTATCTCCTAATACTTGCATAACAATCAAAGTTTTTAATTGGTTAGTTGAATCATATCTGCCCTTATCACCCATCTTCTTAACTATTTTCTTTGCAGCTTTTTCTTTTTTAGATTCTGGTTTTTTTACAGGCGCTTCGTCTTCACTCTTATCTTCCGCTTCTCCCAAATCTTCTGATTCACT